ATGTTTTTTTTAGCAGTAGAAACGGGAGAGCTGATGCCTCAGCCCTCCCGCCTCTGTTTTGGTGTAGCTCTTCCTGCCGCCGATTAGTCAGCAACGAAGGTACCGGATGCCCCGCCAGCGCCGGGAGTATACTTGCCCTTCACCTTGTCGCCAACATAGTTGACGGAATACGGGATCTGATAGCCGGACGTGTCACCGCCGTAGCTGGTAGGCACGACGTAGCAATCCTGCTTGTAGGCGACATAGCCGTTCTCAGCATCGCCGTCCCACAGATGGACCTCCAGGGCGGAAGTCTTGCAGGTGTCGTCCGTCGCCTGAGTGTCGACGATGTTCTGGAGCTTCGTGAAAAGCGCATCACCGACGCGGGCATAGAACGGATCAGAATCCGCAGAGGGCTCATAGCCGTTGTGGTTGAACGTGGTATTGCCGAGGATGTTCTTCTTCACCTCAGTGTCCGGGTTCAGTTCAACGTTGTACTCTTCCAGATCTTCACCGATACGATACCATGCAGGAGTCGTGCCGCCAAAAGAGGAGTCCAGGAAGTGAGCCATGTACTTTCTTGCAATCTTGCCAGTTACAGAGTCAGCCATTTTTAATTCCTCCTATACGTGATTTTCAGCTGTATTTGATACTTCGCCGCATCACTGCCCGCCTGTGCGACATAGGCCGTGAGCGTCGGGACGATGGACTTGATCCGGACGTTCTCCCAGTCCGGAACATCGATCTCCCATTCCGGGAAATTCCTTGCCATGTTCTGCTCCAAAATCCAGCTCACGACAGCATCATAGAATCCCAGATTTGCGAGATTCTGCTGAATATCTGCGCCGTAGCTTTCCTTCGATGCAAAGATGAAATTCTGAGTCTGAGTGTCGTCCAGCACTTCGTCTCCCAGAATATTCTCATGGTATTTCAGAGTGGATGGCACCGCATATATGGCGTACTCCGTCGGATTCTCCGCCAGGTAGTCGATACGGAACCGATTACTGTTAGAGATCGCGGGACAGGTACGGAACCACTTACGCAGTCTCTCCGTGTTACTTACTGCCTGCGACATTCTTAGCCTCCTGTAAAATGTCCTTCGCGTGGTCAGCTTTCATCCGTTCAAACCAGAACGCGCCCGCGAGCGGGTTTACGTCCTTGCTGTACTGTAGCTTGCGACCCGTAGGATGCTTCTTTTTACCCGGCGGCGAAAAAAACCTTGTCGGCTCTCCCGAATCATCCTCGAATACGGGAATGTTCGGACCGTAGACCTCACCGTAATACTGGTATCGCGCATACGGCCCCGGATAGACCACCTGCCCGCTGCCGATTTCCGTAGCAGAGTAGGCGGATCTCCCCAGAGTGAGTGTCTGCGCTGGTACATATTGCAGGTTCCAGTCGATCACCGATTTGTCAATAGTCTTCTGTACAATGCCGCCCTCTTCCAGACCGCATTTTTCCAGCAGGCCGTCGGTGTCAAAGTCGAATTCCGCTTTGATAACTGTTCCCATTACGCACCCACCACCTTCCAGTGTGGCGAATGTCCGCGCCGGTTGTCAGAGATCCCCAGGATCGTGAATGCCTCGTACCGCTTTTGCAGCTCAGACGGCCTCATGCTTTCCACTACCTCACCCCGTACCACGATATCACCGTTTTTCAGAGTGAAGAGATTATCAGGATCACCTCCTGCGTATGAGATAGGATCCGCATACGCCTTGTTTGAAAAGTCCGCATCCAGAGGAATGCGAACCGTGAACTTGTTTGCTGCTTTCAGGCCGGACGAATCAACAGAGGACGCGATCTCACAGTGCCACGACACGCCGCGTATCACGGTCGGATTGTATTCGTCGTAGCCGTCCTCATCGTCCAGCCTTGTATTGAATACCGTTATTGTCTCAGTACACAGCTCCACCGCGTCCACCTCCTTTACGTCTCAAAATACTGCAGCGCATTCAGCCCGCGATAGAGAAGAGGCACGCCGTAGTCGTTGCATTCGCCGCTCAGGTACTCCTTTACGACAGAATTCATTGCCAC